TCCACAGCGTCTGTGAAAATTATAGCATTAAGTCCTTGGAGAGGGACTATAAACACTACTACTTTATAATACGAGGAGGCGATCCCTTGATTGAAATTTACGCAGGAGCAACCATGATTCAGTCCGTTAAGAAAGTCATCAGCTCAAATATTAGAGAAACCTTAGAGGGTGAGTTTACCCTCTCATTTACTGTTATGGCGAAGTCTGCATTGGCTTTGAAAACAAATCAAATTGCAAAACTAGATAATCAGTATTTTGAACTGGTTCAAATCAGTAAATCAATTCAAGGGAGCCTACCGGTCTGCTCTGTTCTTTGTGAGCATGTGTCTTATCTTTTGAATCATGAAATGTATCAAATAAGCAGTTTTGACTTCACGGGTGATCCTTCAGTAGGATTATCCCAGCTCCTTGTAGGCACTCCCTTTTCAGCGGGGATTGTAGATTTCACTGAAAGCGTCACTATGAAAATCAACCAGAAGGTTTCAAGAAGAGCAGCACTTATGCAGTACATTGCTATTATCGGAGGAGAAATTCAGTACGATGGCTATAGCATTAATATTCGTAGCCATAGAGGCTCCAATGATTATATCCCTGTGATGGGGTCAAAGAATGTCACAAATGTGGCTGTTTCCCATGACTCCAGGGAAAACGCATCATCCTATGATATTTCCTTTTTCAAGTTGATGGATTTAGCTGTTGGTGATAATGTTCACATCATCTTCAATCCATTAGGTATCAATGTGAAAACCAGGATCATCTCTCTTGAGTACAATCCATTTTACAGATTCAACATCCGCGTTGAGGTGGGAAGATACAGGCCGAGTATCTCTGATACCTTTTATCGCATAGAAAACTCTATTTCTAATGTTGGAAGCTCCGTGGATGATCTTCAAAACCAGGTTTATGACTTAGGTGTCTCCTACACCATTGTAAAAATGCTGTCGGTGGTTGATAACAAAATCAATGTGACCTATGAAGTGGAAAAAGGGGATACCCATCAGTATCATGCCGAGTACAGCTTTACAACAGATTCTAGCGGTCGAATAACGTCCATCATCCTGGAAGATATCTTTTCAGAGCTTCTTTTAAAAGAAGTATCTTCACTGCTGGTGGATGCGGCTGCATTTGAAGTAACCTATGCTGATGGTTCAACAGGAAATTACACTTATACAACGGATTCCAGTGGAAGAATCACTGCCATTGAGAAAGCTTAAGGAGGTGGAATATGAGCTATGATCGAAATTTCAATAACACCTTAGCCATCTGGACAGCTTTTGGTGGCAGGGGCAGCATTATCCTTCCCATCCCAACTTTAAGCTGGACCAAGAAGTACTACAACAATTTTGGCTACACCCAGTATGGAAGTGAGAGACAGATCAACGTCTACGACAATGGTAACGCCCAGATTGCAGTTTATTATGCCAAGACTCCTTATATGTCCTATTGGAACAAGACCACCAAACAGTGGACAGTGGTCAGTGTTCCTTGGTGGAGTCATGGACAGCCGGAGATCCTCTATGCAGCTGATGGTGTCTTTATTGCCAAGATTGTAGGTCTTGCCAATATCATCGCTTCCGTTGACGGCATCACTTGGCACAATGCAGGTTATTGCGCTGGAGCACAAAATGCCATGACCTGCGGTGCTTATGATATGGATAGAGGATCCGGTGTGGTCAGCTGGTGGTACTATAAATCCCCGGTTTACTACAGCTTTGATTCACTTGAGGAGAGAACAGCTTGGACATTAGTAGGTTCAGATGGCACTTCTGTTCCGATTTTCAAGTATCTAACCAGGCATAAAGGAAACTTTGTGGGAGTTGTTGGTGGGGACAAATCCATCGCCAGAGCCAGTACATCATATCCCGGAAGCTGGTCAACAACGATATCGGAGGATTTGAATGATACTCGGTACATGTTTATCCGATCAATTAACGGTGTCCTATTTGTGATGAAGTTTAATTACACCAACGTAGGTGGCAACTATACCTATTACGTGAAGCTGTGTGTGATGAACGATGATGCTACGCAGATTACAGAAACCAATCTTTCCTGGGTAGGGGATCTAGCCAATAACAACATCCCCAATCCAAGGAATATCATGTGGATGCCCGATTGGGGTAAGTTCGCACTTCTTAAAGAGAGCAGCCTTTGTGTATCCTCTAATGGGGTTACCTGGGAATGCTTGCATCAGCCAGGGTTCACAACTTCCCAATACGATACTTTCGATGGTGCCATGTACATTCCAGGAGATGGCTTCTATGCCAAAGCCAGCGGGTATGTTTACTATGCACCTTACTAATTGAAGCCCTTTATTATCAGATTATGACGCCTTTAGCCGGGCGTCTTTTTATATATAAATCTACATGAAAGCGAGGAAATTACATGAGAGACATTTGGACTTATATTCAACTGGCTATTGCTGGCCTTGGCGGTTGGCTTGGCTGGTTTCTCGGAGGTTACGATGGATTTTTATATGCCCTGATTGCCTTTGTTGTCATTGATTATCTGCTTGGTGTCATGTGCGCCATTATCGAGAAGCATTTATCCAGTGACGTGGGTGCTCGGGGCATTTTCAAGAAAGTAGTTATTTTTTCATTGGTAGGCATTGCCCACATCATTGATCAGAACATCATCGGTGATGGCGGTGTAATCAGAACAGCAGTGATCTTCTTCTACCTATCCAATGAAGGAATCAGCATCATTGAGAATGCCACAAGGCTTGGATTGCCAATTCCAGAAAAGCTCCGGGATGTTTTGGAACAACTCAAAGACGGTGGAGATAAAGACGGAACAAAGTAATAAATGATTTTGCCATTTGAGCATCCTTTGCATATGTAACTTATGGAGGTGTTCAAATGGTATTTATTCATTGTAGCTATTGCAAAGAACCACTATGTGTCATCAACTATAATTTACTCCTTAGTGACAAAATGGTGATCAGGAACTATCAAGAGGAGTGTCCAAGCTGCCAAGAAACTCTAGACTTCTTTTGGCATGAAAACAGCGATCAGATTTTTGATGAAGGAAAATTGGATTAGCTGAATAAAATATCTTCTCCTTCGCATAATGCTTTTGGAGGGGATGAAAGTGACGAAAATTAAATGCCGTTGCGGTGCGACATTAATCTTAGTAAAGTATTTGATGCACTTGGAAGGAAGTTTAACATTTAGAGATTATTACGGCACATGCCCGGTTTGCGGGCAAGAAAATGAGACGAGAGATTTAAATGAAAGCGACATAATGGAACAAGAATACCTATTCTAGTAGAAGCGTCATGGGCCAAGCCTGTGGCGTTTTTATTTTCTATAGATTGCAACAAATCATAGGAGGGAAAAACTATGAACCTAAAAAAACTGATTCTCACGGAAAATGAATGCTATAAAGCAGGTAGAAAAATCAAGCCCAAGGGCATTATGGTCCACAGCACCGGAGCTAACAATCCATATCTACGTAGATACGTTGGTCCAGATGATGGCATCTTGGGAGAAAACCAGTACAACAATCATTGGAACCAGCATAGACCAAGTGGCAGACAAGTCTGTGTCCATGCCTTTATCGGAAAACTTAAAAATGGAACCGTCGCTACTTATCAGACCCTGCCATGGGATCATAGAGGGTGGCATGCAGGTGGTGACGCCAACAACAGTCACATCGGATTTGAAATCTGCGAAGACAACCTGTCCGACGCCTCTTATTTCAATACAGTTTATAAAGAAGCCACAGAGCTTTGTGCGCACCTTTGTAAAATCTATGACCTGACAGAGAAAGACATCATTGGCCACTATGAGGGCTATCAGAAGAAAATTGCCAGCAATCATGGAGATCCTCGCCACTGGTTTTCTAAGCACGGCAAGAGTATGGATACTTTCAGGGCTGATGTTAAAGAACTTCTAATGCCTACTAATGAAAGAGTTCAAAGCTTTCAGGTGGATGATGTGGTTTCTATTAAGTCATCAGCGTCTAAGTATTATCCCGGTGGTCCTACAATCCCAGGATGGGTCAAAGAGCTTCACCATAAGGTAACCCAGACGGACTTCAATAATAAGCCAGTAATTCATGCAGGAAAGGTATGC